AATTTCCTCCTTGCAACTTCTAATTTGTTACTCACATGATATCATACTTTAGACACTTAGGCACAGGTTATTCCCCAAATTGGAGAAAACTTAAAACATTGATTTACTGCAAAGCATAACGAATCTTTTATTAAACAAGGGCAAGATGCGCCCTTGAGTAACTCTAATTTCCTTTTGGAAATTAGGAAAGGTTGTTCTTAGGAATATTTTTCTTTACATTCATTAATAGTATGTTATACTAGAATAAATCTGATAAATTTGAAACACTTACTATAGTTATTAGAAATGGAGTTTTCTATGGATTTACAAATGATACTATTTATTGCTTTAATCATTATTTTTTTTATAATTCCGTTACTAGTATTTATTATTAAATCTGCAGTAAAGCAAGGAATTTTGGAAGCTTACAAGATTATTAAAAATGATAAAGATAATAATATTTTATAATTCTAATCTAAAATCTAGCATGTTCAATAAAAATCCTCTTTTTTAAAGAGTTGGATATTCTTCAATTATTTCTTGTTATTAGTTGTATAAGACTCATATAAGGTATCTACTTAATAGAGGAAAAGAGAATTATAGATGTTTTGAGGGAAAGTGGCTATTTTTAAGAATATATCAATCAACTTTGTTTTATTGTATTTTGATACCCTTGTGTTAATATCTGGATAAAAAAGAAATGCCCTAACAGTATTCTTCATGTTTATGTGAATATGAATTAATCTGCTAAGGCATTTCTTTTTATTTGTATCTTTAAAATATCATTTAAAATAATCAAATTTTTAGCAAAGTAGGTCTTTTTGGTACCATATGAGACGCATTTATGCAAGATTTCCTCCTTCTTCAGATGTTTCGAACATATGGTTGATTACCTTTTTGATTACCTTTGCTTTTTGGAAAAAAGAAAAAGCCTTAAAACAGCGATTTTACGCGGTTTCTAAGGCTTTTTAATACAGGGGATGAGAGAATCGAACTCCCATAGAAAGTGCTAAAACCCCTGTAAAATCAATGATTGTTATGTTTCGTGTTGCATTTCGTGTTGCATAGACTCAAAATAGTTGATTGCAATCTTATTCATTTTATCTTCCATGTCCGGAAGAGTGTGACGGTAGACTTCTTTCAGCACCGAATCATTTCCCCATCCACCAGATTGCATGATATACGCATCTGGTATTCCTAGCGCATGTTGAACAGAAGCGTTGTAATGCCTTAAGTCGTGGAATCGGAAGTGAGGTATCTCTAATTTCTTAAGGAGATTTCCAAATGATGTTGTTAATGTATTCGGATTCATGTCTACAGTGTCGGTTGAAAGTTCCAAGAACTTCTCGATTACGAATGATGGATAATTCACATATCTGTCACCAGCATAAGACTTAGGTGCTTTCACAATCCATTCGCCCTCATCATTCATAACCATTGTTTTTGTAACGTGTATCGTGTGATTCTTGATGTCGGACTTCTGTAATGCACAGATCTCACCTCTTCGCATAGCTCCAAACGCTGCGAGGAGAATTGGCACTTCCATGATAGTTCCTTCTGATGCACGAACAATCTTCTTAATGTCCACTTCTGTAGGAATGTAAATGTTGCTCCTGAGTTTTTTTGGAAGAGTGATATTGATTACAATTCCCGGACGAAATCTTTTCATTACCGCGCTGATCAGTCCATTCATGTCACGAACAGACTTAGGTGACAGCTCTGTAGATGCCTTATTAATCACCTTTTGAATTACGCTTTGTGTGATTTCCTTTAGCTGATACTCTTTGAGCGGTACCATGCAATTACGTTGCATACTCTTGTACTTTCTGATGCTGGACGGCGAGAGGACAGCGGACCGTTCCTGGATGTACTTTTCTAGTGCATCACCGAAAGTCATTTGTACTTCTTCATCTTTCTTGATTTCTTTGTTATCTGCCCATTCAGCAGCCATTGCTTCAGCTTTTCTTTTTCCTCTTGCCGATGGATCATCACAAGTGAAAGACTTATAGATTCTTTTCTGTTTCTGTTTCTTCGTTTTCGGATCAATAACAGGTTTTCCGTTTTTATCTAAGACAATTTCATAGTGGCTGAATACCTGACATCTCCAGGATCCGGAAGGTAACTTCTTAGCTGTTGCCATATAATCATCTCCTTTTAAGTATAAAAATAACAGCCATACAATAGAACAACAGTTCTGATTGATTGACTGCTCCGAAGATGATACAATATTACTGTTCATATAATTCGCACTGCTCTTCGGAGTTGTGTATCAACCGTTCCTGCGCCAACAGGAGCGGTTTTATTTTATTTAATTATCTCTGTTTACAAATTCGCTACATACATCTCTTAGTTCTGTATATAACTTATCTGTAAGTTCTTCACCGGCATATTGTCTTGCCAGTAGTTCTCTTCCATAAGCTCTCAATTCTGTATCGGATAAGGAAGAAAGTTTGTTGTCATAAACGTATTCTTTTATATTCATGGTTCCTCTCATGCAAATGAACCTTGTTCCAAACACCGCAAATTAACTATTTACTGTAAACAAACTGAATATCTTTTGATGACCAGAAATCAGGAGCAACGCTAACCTCGAATTTCGAGAAAGTTGTAGGTACCTGATATGCAATCACACCGTTCATCTTCTTTCCAGCAGCAACACTTCCATCAAGCTGATTCTTTCCACTGGCTTCAGGGGCTTGAAGTCCAACAAGATCTTGTGTTAGTGAGTAATCATCGCAATAGGCTTCGAAATTCATTACGGAGCTGATGCTGATATCTTTTGATGAGTTGTTTGCAATCTCAAACTCAAGGATTAAGAACTCGTTTCCTTCGTCAGGGGTAGTATATTCCCCACCGGCAGATTCGGTGATGTTCACAAGTGTAATTTCAACATCATTGAGATTCACAGTATCTCCAACGTTAAATACAGTCTGTTCCGGTTCTGATTCATTCTTTGAAGCATCTTGCGTTGCGTCAGTAGAAGTGTCACTGTTTACCTTTTTAGGTCCGTCATCCTTTCCACCAATAACAGAACCTATGATACCGAGTATAATAATTACGCCGATAACAATTAATACAGTTTTTAAACATCCACCTTTCTTTTTCATTCGTGTTTCCCTCTCTTTCTTTTTGTGATAGAGTCTTGTTTTCTAAGCACACCACGCGCTTTATATAAATCCCTTCCGGGAGTTATATCCTTATTTTGTTAATTCCTCATATTGGTCACGATTTTCCTTGTCATCTTCCCTTTTTAGCTTGTAATTCTGGCTCTTGATATTCCTGAGCATATCATCTTCAATCCGCTTTTGCCTAAACTTCCAATGCTGATCAATCTCACGCTGCATTTTATATTTTTCTCGGAGCTTTTTTCTTTCTTCTGCTGACAATTTGGTAACTTTAGGTTGCTGTAAAAAAGAATATCCGCACTCTGTACAAAAATTGTAATTCTTGTCTACTATTACTCCACAAGAAGGACAACGTTTCTCTTTTTGAGGAACGTTTTGGGGTTGATGCGGAATTAGTGAAAAACCACAAGAAGTACAGAAATTATAACCATTTTCCATTGTGGATCCGCAGAGAGGACAGACTGTCGTATCTCGCTTTGCTGTTTCATCTCTCTTCTGCACTATGTATCGAATCATCGGATACAGAAGAAAAATTCCCCATCCGATTAAAAGAAACAATGAATCCAGAAAGCTATCAGATGGTCTTGTAGGTATACTTATCACACAAAACCAAAGAATAAACCATCCAAAGAAAATAGCAATAGTTATATTCCTATAGAAGCGAGAAGTGTGGATAACTTTAGGAACTGGATACATTTGTGTGCATAACTTTCGTTGTTCTTTTCTCCAAACTCTCTGAGCATTCTTTTCTTGCTTGTGGATAAGCTTTAATTCCTTCGTCCTGTTCTTTCTTGCAATCTTTTCACGGTATCTGAACCTTGTTGCACGAATCCACATTCTTCTGATGAGATTAAATTGACTAGGTTTCATAACTCATTCCTCATTATAAATCCTTGCCATATAAGTAGTTATATTCGGCAAGTCGGAATGTGTCACAATGCTCACGAATAAAATCAATGCGCTGTGTATCTCTGGTTCTTCTTCTACGTCTTCTTTTTCGTCTAGTACGGTTCTGCTCCATACATTTACTGTATGCTGATATAACCGGATCAGGTGCTTTCGTAGTAGTATGAGCCAGATATTCTATCTCTTGCACATCTTCTTTATAGAAATCATCGTTTTCAATGTGACTCATAGCATGTTTAAGTGCTGCTTGCTGTGACTCATAGTTGAGTGCTGCATTGATAAATATGGTATAACTGCCATCTTCATTCGGCACTACCATTTCATGTCCTTTCCCTTTTGGAAAGTCCATAAGGATGATGTTAACATCCGGTGTCAAAGTCACCACGTTCCTTTCGTTTCAGTGCGAGAGCCATGTTGTGTAATGCTCTTAAATCGTCTGGATCCATGTCTTTCTGAACATCGAATAGTGTTCTAAGTTCCTTGTTTTCAAAAATTTCTTGAGCAACTTTAGCAGTTTCCTCATTCAGATAGTATTTTTCTGATTCGTTCTCCTCACCTGTCATAAGGTAATCAACAGATACATTAAAATAATCAGCAATCAACTTGATTTTAGCAGTATTCGGTGTAGTGTTTCCTAATTTACTTATGTATCCCTTTCCGAATCCAAGTGTTTCTTCTAGCTTATTCATAGAAATTCCATGCTCTTTACATAAGCTTTTGATACGTTCTTTCATGGTTTCCATCCTTTCTGAAAAAATCGCAAAAAACCACTTGACTTTCTGAATATATCGCGTATAATACAATTATGGGTTCTGAAAAAAACGCAAAAAATAAACAGAGTGTCGAAAGTGCTTTATTTAATTTGTTTGTGGTAATTCAAATTATAGGATATTTTCAGAGATTAGTCAATATTTTTAGTGATTTTTTCAGAACCTACGCACTAAAAAAGCGGAGGTGAAAACGTGATTTACGACAACATTTTTGAACGAGCTAAAAAGCGTGGAATCTCAATAAACAAACTTGAGGAACAAGCTGAGTTGTCAAAGGGAAGCATCTGTAAATGGGGAAAAAGCGTAAGTCCTACAGTAAAAAGCATTAAGAAAGTTGCTGACATACTTGGATGTACGGTTGATGAGCTGATTACAGAGAAGAAATTAAAAAGGAAGTGATTGGATGCCGAAGTTAAAGACATCTGAAAGAGAAAGGCAGAACAGAACGCTTCTTGCAATCATCGAGTCAGGAAAGACTATGACAGCTATCGATACTCAGAAGCTTTCAAAACTGACCGGTATCCCGCCAAGTACTCTGTACCAGAGATTAAGTCAGCCGGACAACATCCGAATCAGTGAATTACGAGAAATCCTAAGGGTACTCAAAATCACTGATGAGGAAAAGGCGAAGATTGGTAGGGAAGTGATATGAGAGATTGTAGTTACTGCAAAAAGAGAAACAGATGCATGGAAAGAAGCAGATGTATTCCGTGTGCATCATTTCAGAAAGAAGGTGAGAAAAACGAATCAGATCGATATGATCGACATCCAAAGAAGAACAATCCAGATCATTGATATCAAGAGACAGCCAAGAAGAATTGAGCATGATGACAGAGAAGAAAAAATATCTGCTGTTAAGACCGTAGTTGCGATGGGATTGGTAATCTTCTTAAGTATCGCAACATGGGTTATCTTCGGATATTAAAATAAGCGCCCGGGAAAGACGGCAAATCTTCAGGCGCTTAGGTAATTAACCAACTTAATAATAGCAATTTAAAAAGGAGAAAGCAATGAAAAAAGATAATTTTACCATAACTTTGGATAAGCTGAACGCAATCATTCCAATATTTGCATCAGAGTTTTGTGACATGAATGGTGTCAAAGACGAAGATTTGATTATGAAAGCATCAGCATACATTTTCGCAAACGTAGAACGGTACGTGCGTGGAGATAGAGATGTTGACGAAAAACTTCTTGCAATTAGCACACTTGTTCTGCAATTAGTACAAGAACTGCCATTGTGAAAGGAGAAAGCAATGTTGTTAGAAAAAACACTTGAAGTAAGCGTTTCAAAATTTGAAGAGCTGTGCAAAACAGATGCACGAATGGAAACGCTCAAAGCTTACATCAGCAATGAAGAAAACGGATATATCAAGTTGGACACAGTGAAAGCAATTATCGGACTTCCGGTTAAGCGCGAAGAGCCTTCAGTTTGGGAGCATGAGGAACTGTCCTTTGATGAATTAGGAATCACACAACATAAGATGCATAAGAGACTTGCAGACAATTACAATGCGGAGGAAATGAAAGATGAACGAACTGAAATTTAATGTGGTGCAGAGCATTGGAGAAATCACAGCTAACTTTGATGAATTTAAGAACCAGGTGTCACGGGAGCTTGAGAAATATAAAAGCAAAGAGTTTACGGAAGATACAAAAAAGGATGCGAAGAAAGACCTTGCAGAGCTGAGAAAGAAAAAGGCAGCAGTAAACGAGAGAAGAATTGAAGTAAAGAAAGAATATATGAAGCCTTATGATGAGTTCGAAGCTAAGGTAAAGGAACTTATCACATTGATTGATGAGCCAATCACACTGATTGATTACAAGGTAAAAGAGTTCGAAGAGAAGCGAATCAATGAACGTAAAGAAGAAATTCTGCTTGCTTATGAAGAAATTGTACCGGGTGAATTACAGGATTACATTCCATTGGAGCGTATCTACGGAAAGAAGTGGACGAATGCCGGCACGAAAATGAAAGACATTAGAGAAGAACTTACTAGCAGAGTTGCAACTACAAATGCTGATATCAATGCTATCAAAGCCATGAGATCAGAAAAAGAAGAAACTGCTCTTAACTTCTACATGGAGAATAACAACCTTGCATCAGCAATTAAGTACCTTAGTGATTACGAAATTCAGAAAGCAGAGATCCTTAAGAGAAAAGAAGCAGAAGAAGCTGCCAGAAGAGAAAGAGAATTGGAAGCTGAAAGAGAACGCATCCGTCTTGAAGAACGTAGAAGAATCCTCGAAGAAGAGGAAATCAAAAGAAAAGCGGAGAAAGAAACTGTTGAAAAGCTGAAAGAAGTAGATGAGGAACAGGCAAGATTCTTGAGCAGTGAAGAGTCTAAGAAGGTAATTTACACCGTTGTTGCTACAGAAGAGGAACTTAAAGATATTGAACAGGCAATGACAAGCTTCGGTGTTTATTTCGAAAGGAAGGATGTTTAAAGGATGCTTACGTTTAGAGATTTGAAAGCCAGTGAGATTGATTGTCGAATCGCAACGGTTAAGCCTAATGGAATTTCACTTCTTCTCTACAAAGATGCAAGAGTCGATCAGAATATCCTAGATGAGACAGTCGGACCTTTTAACTGGCAAAGATCGCATGAAGTGCTAGACGGCAATCTGTACTGTACAGTATCAATCTACGATGCAGAAAAAGGTATCTGGGTATCCAAACAGGATGTAGGAAAAGAGTCTTACACGGAGAAAGAGAAAGGTCAGGCATCTGATTCTTTCAAGAGAGCGTGCTTTAATTGGGGAATCGGAAGAGAACTGTACACAGTACCGTTTATTTGGATTAATGCTGATAATTGCAATATCAACGGAATGAAGTGCAATGACAGATTCATTGTTGACCAGATTGTGATTGAAGACAAGACGATCAAAGCATTGTCCATCAAGAATAAGAACACTGGAAAAATTGTGTACACGATGGGAAAGCCAGCTGAACAGCCAGTGACACCACATACTCTTGATGCTTCTCATGTAGCAACATTACAAGCGTGCATTCAGAGTCACGGACAGACCGTTGAAAATGTCTGCAAGGCATTCAAGGTCAAGTCACTGGAAGAACTGAACATTGAACAATTTGACTACTTGATGAAAGGAATGGGTGAGAAATAAATGCGTTTCACTGGAAAACTCAAAGAACCAATTATCGACTTCGTAACGCATCGTCTTACCATTCTATTTGAGCCAAATGAGGACTTTCTCGAAGCCTATGAGGAATTAAAGGGCAAAGATGTTTTAAGCCTTGAAATCAAGCCATACAGGAAGAAGAGAAGCCTTGATGCGAACGCTTACTACTGGGTACTACTTACCAAACTTGCAAAGGTAATGAACACATCTAATGCAGAGATGCATAACTTGATGCTGATTCACTACGGACAGCCGGAGATCATTGAAGGTAAACCGATATTCATGACAGTACCGGATACGGAAGATGCAGAAAAGAAAGTGATGCAAGCAACAGAATATCATCTGATGCCGACATCACAAGTAAGGCAAGGCTTAGACGGTATCATGTACAGAACGTACAAGTTGTTGAGAGGTTCAAGTACCTATGATACATCAGAGATGGCAAGGCTTATTGATGGACTTATTACAAGTTGCAAAGAAGCAGGACTTGCAGCATCAGAGATTGCCACACCGGATGAAAAGAGATTACTGAAAGAAAGGTATGGCGTGGACATTGGCTAAACGATTGAAAAGTGTGTTCACTGATGATATGGACCACTGTTACTTCACTGGATATCCTTATCCACACATACACCATATCTTTTGTGGCAGCAGAAGAAAGATATCTGAGAGATACGGATTTGTGATTCCCCTTGCTCCGCATCTCCATGAATTCCAAAAGGGGAGTGTACATGACAATCCGAATCACGGTTTGGACTTGGAGCTTAAGCAGATGGCTCAACGATATTTCGAAGAGCATATAGGCAGCAGAGAAGAGTTCAGAGAGGTATTTGGAAAGTCTTGGCTATAACTGGTATTAACCTAGCGGATAAGGTTGATATATAAACTCCTAATGGCTGACTGAAACAGTATGTCACAATCCTTAATCAGAGCCATGATGATTCGTCTCCTCGGCTTGTCCGGGGAGAGAAAGGAGAACAATGCAGACTTACGATATTGACATATTAGATTACATCAGAACCGGACATGACAGAGCAATTACAAGAGCTGAGCTGTCTGATCTGACCGGTATAGACGATAGAACAATTAGAGACATGATCCATTATGCAAGACGAGATATACCAATTCTCAACATGCAAGATGGAAGAGGGTACTTCGTTCCAGACATGAACATCTTAGAAGAGAGAATGATGCTGATGAAGTACATCAGACAAGAAGAAAGCCGGCTGAAGAGTATCGGCTGGGCACTAAAAACAGCAAGGCGAACAGCCAAGAATTGCAACATGGAGGTAGACACAGATGAACCCAAACCGAAAAGGGAAAGAGGGAGAAAGAGAGTTAGCAAATCTGCTTAAAGACAGATACGGATATGATTGCCGGAGAGGGCAGCAGTTCTGTGGATCCAATGGAGATGCAGATGTAGTCGGTCTTCCTGGCATCCATATTGAGTGCAAGAGGGTAGAGAAGCTTAACATCTATGAAGCTGTGGAACAGTCCATAAACGATGCGAGAGACGGCGAAATGCCTACGGTAATGCATCGGAAGAATCACAAGGATTGGCTGGTCACAATGACAATGGAAGATTGGATGAAATTATATGAAAGGCGATTACATAAAGATTAATCGGTCACTTCTCGAGTGGGGGTGGTACAAAGACAAAAACACTTCCAGATTGTTCATACACATGCTTTTAAAAGCGAACTGGAAGGACGGATTTTTCTTAGGAATTGAGATAAAAAGGGGGTCATTCGTATCTTCTTTAGCCAAATTATCTGAAGAAACCAACCTTTCAGTTAGAGAGATAAGAACAGCAATAAAACACCTAGAATCGACAGGCGAAGTGACAAGCAAAAAATATAACAAATTCAGCGTATTTACGGTAAATAATTACTGTTCGTATCAATCGAGTGACACGCAAAGTGACAAGCAAGTGACAAGCAACCGACAAGCAAGTGACAAGCAAGTGACAACAATAGAAGAAGGGAAGAAAGGAAGAAAGGAAGAATATATAGATACTAACGTATCTATAAAGCAGCATAGCATTCAATCCATCATCGATGCATGGAATCAACTAGAGCCTTACGGAATCAAAATGATTTACCGCATCAACCCGGGTTCTAAGAGATGCACTTCACTGATTGCTTTACTTGAGCAATTCGGAGAAGAGAAAGTGATACAAGCTGTTGATAAGGTCAAACAGAGCGACTTCCTTCAGGGAAAGACAGATACAAGGTTCTCACTGAACTTTGATTGGTTTATCAACCCGGACAACTTCGAAAAAGTTCTTGATGGCAAGTACGCAGAGAAGTTTAAGAAACCAACGAAGAACAATAACAACTTTGAGCGAAGGCAGTATGACATGGATGATCTGGAGAGCAAGCTACTTGGAAGGTGATTAAGAATGGCAGAGATAAAAAGTGGCTGGGCGGTATGCTCAGTCTGTGGAAAAGAATTTGAGATAGTCGGCAACCGGAAGAAGTGTTGTAGCAAGGCTTGCGGAGAAGAAAGAAGCCGGAGACAGTGCTGCGAGAGAGGAAAGGCAAGATACAGAGCCTTGAGTCCTGAACAGAAAAAGGAACTGGCAATGAAACGAAAGCAAGCCAAACCGAAGAAAGTAAAAGGCACAAAAGAACCGAAGTACCGAAACGAATTAGTAAGAGTCGCAGCTGAAGCAAAGCAGCATGGTATGAGCTACGGAGAATATGTTGCGAAAAGCGAAAGGAGAAGAGATGGGAAAAACGATTGATACAGAAACGTTTCTTTCGTGGCTGAACGAAGCCGAGGAAGAATTGAAGAACACAATGGCAGATGAACTGAATCCGGACAGAAAGGACGAAGGGATTCTGCTCACAACAGAGACCGTCAGAAAGTATGTTGAGAAGATGTGCAAGATTGACAATGCTGACGAGGATCGTAGATGGATTCCTGTTACGGAAAGACTCCCGGAAGATGAAAGTGATGTCCTTACAACAATCGCATCCAAGAGCGGTAATGGATACAGAGAATACAGCGTTGGATGTTATATCAAGGTATTTGATGAGGATGAGGAAAAGCACTGGCTTGACAGACAGTATGGATACCTTGAGTGGGACAGATATTCAAATGGACACGGTGGTTGCTCATTGTACAAGGTGACAGCATGGATGCCACTTCCAAAACTGTACAAGGGATAAAGACCATGAATAGACAAGAGAAAGAGGATCAGGCACAGATTGAGTACCTGAGACGATGGAAAGAGAAGAAACAGAAGAGAAAGAATCTGTCAGAAAAACTGAGAAAGAGAGGCACGAAATGAAATACAAAGTTGGAGACAAGGTAAGAGTTAGAAGAGACTTGGAAAGATACAGGCAATATGGTAAGTATGACGCAAATAGAAATATGGCAGAACTGCACGGAAGCATTGTTGAGATTAAAAAAGTAGAAAACGAAGAGCAACGATACGAAATCAATGATAATCTCTATTACTGGACGGACGAAATGTTTGAAGGCTTGGCAGAGGAAGAACTGACAGCGGAAGAAGCAATTAGGTTTAAGTGTGAAATGTGTGAAAGTATTTCATGTTCTGAATGTAAGTTCAGTAGAGCTAATAATGGTGAAGATATTTACTGCAATAAATTTTTAGAAAAATACCCTGAACAAGTTGTTGAAATCCTCAAACAGTGGAAGAAAGACCATGAGAAGAAGCCAATTAAGACGGAATCAGTAGGTATTGTTCGTGTGATTGAAGATACAGGCTTTAGGAGAAAATGTGTGTATGAAGAAGAACTTACTGAAAGAGAAAATCCGATGGATGCAAAAGAGAGAGTTTTGAAAGAATATTGTCAGAAACATGCTGGGAAGTTTTTTACAGTATTTGAAAGCATCTGTCGTGTAAAGGAGTAGTCATGAACACGGGAGAAAAGATAGATTACATGATTCAATGCTTACAGGTGGCGAAAGCTGAGTGCGAGTATTTGGACGAATGGAATGCCAAAGACTGGGAGGATGACCGAGACATGCAATGGTTGTGTTCCAACAGACAGCCAAATAAGTCGCTGATTAAGGACAACCTTAGAAACGCAGCAAGAATGGGATTCCAGCTTGCAAATGAGGTGAAGTGATGGACGTTAAAGTACATGAGGACTATGAAAGCATCGACAGAGAGAATCTTGAAGTGTTTAATAAGACTGGCTTGAAACGTTATAGCGAGAACCGTTTTCGCTGTGTAATCTGCGGAGAGCCAGCAAGCATTGATAACAGTATGAGTTGTCGCGGACATCGGTTAGTACATACGCATTGCGCATACCAAACATTCGGAATTGACAACATGGTCAATGTTTTTAAATGGATGGAAGAACAGGATAAATAAATTACAGAAAGGAGTACGGAGATTTGTGCGCACAGAAAAGATATCTTTGCTCTGAGTAAGAATGGATTTAGAACAAAAAGCAATCAAAAGGATTCAGGCTGCATCAGATATGAGCTTATACCACTACGGTAAGCCACTTGTATGTACTTATTCCGGCGGAAAAGACTCGGATGTGATGCTTGAATTATTCAGAAGGGGGGGCATACCGTTTGAAGTCCACAACAGCCACACGACAGCAGATGCCCCACAGACAGTAAGGCACATTAGAGATGTGTTTAAAAAACTGGAAATGGATGGCATTAAATGCATGATTGAGATTCCGACATATAAGGGAGAGAGAACGAGTATGTGGAAACTAATTCCACAGAAATTGATGCCGCCGACAAGGTTAGCAAGATATTGTTGTGCGGTTCTGAAGGAAACAGGTTGTCTGAATAGATTTATTGCTACTGGTGTGAGATGGGATGAAAGTAGACAAAGGAAAGATAGAGAAGAATTTGAAAAAATAGGAGCTACGAAAGCCACAAAAGAAAAATTCACATCGGTAATGCTAATGAATGATAACGATGCTCGCCGGAGAATGAATGAACACTGTATGCAGAAAAAGAAAATGGTTGTCAATCCAATTATTGACTGGAAAGATTCGGATGTGTGGGAATACATAAATTCGGAAAACATTTCGACTTGCGAACTGTATCAGTGCGGATATGATCGTGTTGGTTGCATAGGTTGTCCGATGGCTGGAAAGAAGAGATACAAAGAATTTGCAGATTTCCCAAAATATAAAAATTTGTATATCCATGCTTTTGACCGGATGGTTGAAGAAAAAAAAAGCAAGGAACTTACCGTGCCGATGGAAAGACGGAAACGATGTCTTTTTATGGTGGATGGGCGATGAAAATATTGAGGGACAAATGGATATATTTGATTTTATTGGAGGTATAAAGATTGCGCATTGAATTAAAAGAGATAGACAAAGACACATTGAAAGTCGGAGATTGGGTTGGAGTTACAAGAGAAGTGAGCTATGGATGGGGTTCATCATTCCGGCACAAACTGATTTTTCCGGCAAAAATCACAAGAATCACTCCAAAGCGAACCAAATTCTTTACGGATAAGTTTGGAGAACATGACAAAAGAGAAGTATTTTATGAGTGTGATAGTGAAGCTGAGAAAGAAACTTTTCTTGCTAAGGCATTTTGTTCTATTAAAAACGGAATATTTGAGTTAACCGAATTGAAAAGAAATGATCGCATCGGAAGAATCAGTGATGAAGATTTGCCGGAAGTAGCGGAACACATGAAAGCAATTACAGAGATTTTGAAGAAATACAAGGAGTAGCAATGTTTGAAGAATTATATAAATTCATATCCAGATTGCATTACGGGATAAAGTTCATGCCGGAAAAGGATTTTGACGAGCTTTTATCTCGGTGCGACTGGGAGCAAAAGATGTATGCATTGTGCTTTAGATATTTGTAAACGTGGAGAAAAATCATGAAGGTACCTTGACAATTGAATATTGATGGTTGGAATGGTATAATTTCCATATAAAATATACGGGAGGAAATGCCAATGAAATGTCCATTTTGTAAAAGCGAAAATATCGAAAGAATTAGTGGAAGCACAGTTATAACAAAACAAATTCCAGAAAAAACAAGTAAGCAAGGGAATGTAACCTGTACAGAATCTGCATATACAATGTCGTTTGGTACGCAAAGGTATATATGTCTTGATTGCGGAGTTGTTTTTGAAAAGTTAGGCGAATCAGATTTGAAACGGTATAAAGAAGCATAATTTCATCTACCAACCATCAATATTCGGTGGTTGGTATTTTTTTACGCTTTTTTAAGGAGAAGAGGTGAAAAATTGAAGAAAATATTATGCTTAATTCTAATTTGCATTTCCTTAGTTGGTTGCTCCAAAGATGTTTCAGACAAGAGCAGTGAGCCACAAGATGAAATCACATATACCTACGAAGATGTGGACGCAACTATCACTTACATAGATATGCAGAAATGGTTCGCTATTTGCCCGCGATGGGAGTGGGAAATAAAAGTTGAATATGATGGCATGACCTATGAAGAAGGCGATTATGCGAGCGGTGGAATGAATGGCCCGAGTTTTGCAGATAGTCAAGAGGGGGATTCGATAAGAGTTGAAATAACCAATAAATACGTAAATGGTGAATTGGTAGACAGGTATATATCAGAGATTGAATAAGGAGAAAGGAACGAATTATAATGGCAAAATTTAATATTGAGGTAGAACTTGATTGGGTAGACGAGGAATCCGGATACACAATTGATGAAGAAATTAAAGAACAGGTTGTAAGAGGTGTTAAGGATGCACTTCTTAGAAAAGCAACAGATGAAGCAGTACAGAGAGTGGATAAGGCTATTGCAGATAAGATTCTTGAAGCAGAAGAAACAATTCAAGACACTGTAGACAAATTTGTTAAGAGTGTATCGGAAGAAAAGATTGCAGAGATTGCGATTCCTGTAAAAGAAGATTCTTGGAGTAGCAAAGTAGCATATATACCGTTGTCTGAATATGTAGGAAAGCGGTTTGGATTGTTTCTTACAGAGAAGAGATACGATAGAGACGGGCGCACTGCAAGTTATTCCAGTGACAAAAACCTATCTGCTGCCGATCTCATTACGAGAAAATATTTGGAAAAAGAACTTGGTACAAAAGTAGAAAATATGATTGCTACTGCAAAAAGAGAAGTAGAAGAAAGTCTTGTGAAGTCACTGGAACAGAAGTTGAAAGAGAATCTTGCAAAAGAAACGATCGAGAGAATGAATATCCCTGATGTTTTGAAGAGGTTTAGTGAGATGGCGCTTGAAGATAAAACGGAATAGATGGACGAAGAAAGAAGATGGGATGTAAACGGTTATGTATCGTAGACATAGGCAACCGGAAATGCTGTATGGAATGCGAGAGGCACGAAGAATGCAATATTCTGTGTGATGATTTAGACCAATATGAATACATGGAAGAATGCCCGGATTATGTAAAGGAGAATGAAGATGAAAATTGTAAAAGGTAAAGAACAGGAATATAAAGACTGGTATGAAAAAAACAGTGATCCATACGGTAGAGCGTGTTTTACATATGCTGAAAGATGGGCAGGAATGATGGAAGAGAAGATAGAAGCATCAGAAGATGATGAAATGAAAGTTATTGTTGATAATGCAACTCAGCTGAGCTATGAAGCGGATGAAGAGGGAATCACAGGATTTATGTACGGAATAGCTGTCAGTATTCTTTCTCAATGTTGGGAATACGGAGAATGTCTAAGAAAATGGCACAACAAAGAATATGGATATGACGGTGACGGTGTTGTAAATCCAGCAGTTATAACTGTTGGTTGAAAGGGAAAGAAAAGATGAATGGTAAAGACTTTATAAGAGCGCTTGAAGAAGCCAGGATAAAAATAGAGTTGTCAAATAAACACATTTTGTTTATGCATCCTGAAGATATCGCAATACTTGATTTGGACAAGGTGAGCAACGTTATATATCTTGTTGAAGAAAGAAGATTGGAACATGGGAAAGTAATAGCGATTACAGATGAAGAATTTAAAAAGATTGTATGGGATGCAATCAAAAACAATAAAGTGAAGTATCACAGAGGAAGAAGGAGATAAAGTGAGAAGAGAATCACTGATTCATAAAATCTTGAGGAAACTCGGTTTTATCAAGGACATTGAGGATGATAGGAAATTGAAAATAGAGATGTGTAAAAGAGCAATAAAGGCAAATGTATGTCCGGAGGATTGCGATATGTGCGCATGGGATACGAAAGGTGAAGTTAGTTATGAGAATCATTAGTCAGAGCGGATTACTGGATGCGCCTTATGAACTTCTTGCAATTTCCTCATATTCAAAAAATATGGCAACAATCGTTGGAACGTTTCCGGGGAATGACATTGGCAAAGGAGATAGAGTTTATATTTTAGGCGAATATTCCAGTGAAGAGAAAGCAATCAAGGCTATGGAAATGTGCAGAGAAAAATATCAAGGCTTTTTTACAAAAGGTAATTGCATGCTTGACCATCCGAAGGTATTCCGGTTTCCAGCAGATGATGAGATTTAGAGAGCGAGGAAAAAATGAAAGAGCCAAGCGAAAAGAAAGCGATCATCAAAAAGCTGATGAAACAGGGAAAGACATATAAGCAGATTTCGGAAGAAACAGGGATCCATCCTGGAACTGTCGGAATATACGGTGGGAAGATTAAGAAAGCTGAGAGGGAAAAGAAATGCTTCAACGGAGACAGGCATTTGTGCAGAACTTGTAAATACCGTGCATCTGACGCAAGAAAAGGCTGCGACTATATTTTAATCACTGACCATGAACGTGGTTGTGATCCGTCGGAATGTACAAAGTATGAAAAAGGAGTGAGATATCGTGAGATTAAGACCAAAGGTAAAGGCAAGTGAGTTTATGCGGTTCGGGTTCAAGCCTTGCCGAGGACTTCCGAAAAGCGCAGAGAGTTACTATCTCTGCGTGAAGAACGGACACAGAGTGATGTTTGTGGACAGTAAGCATTTTACGGAATCTGAATGGCCGATCAAAGATGCAAGGATACACAAGAATCCAAACTGTAAATTCAGTGACAAGCGGACAGCAACCGAGATCGAGTGTGAATTGGTAGTGAATGGCTTGCTGGAAGAGGTGAGGGAATGAAAGAGAGATTAACAACATACCACTGTGGAAAAGCGGTGATTAAAGACAAGAACAAGCTGTCAGAAGCTATGGAGAAGTTAGCGGAGTTTGAGGAAAAAGAAAAATGTGGGGAATGGCTTGATGCTATCGAACTTGCGAAAATTGCTATTGCACTGCAAAGTCAGAAGTGGATTCCATGCAGCGAGAGGTTGCCGGAGGATAACACGGATGTAATTGTATGTTTTTACAGCGGAATAGTAACAGAAATGAGATATTGGGAAAATGGAAAATTTAAAGGAATCTATGAACATACGACAAAATCAATTGTTGCCTGGATGCCACTACCAGAGCCGTACAGAGAGGGAGAATGATATGAGCAGACTAATTGATGCGGATTTACTGATGAGAAAATGCGAGAAATGGTTAAAACCGAAAGCACCAGACGAAGATGAAATGGTTTCGGTGGCAGATATTGCGGTATCCACGCTTATGGAAATAGAAGAACAGCCGACAGCGTTTGATGTGGAGAAAGTTGTAAAAGAACTTGAAGATTTGAAGATGCGCTACTATTTCACAATAGCAAATACAGGTGATGCGGATAAAGATTGTGCTTATCTTAATACTGCAAATGCCATTGATAAAGCCATTGAAATTGTAAAACGAGGTGGAGTAGATGAAAAATAAAGAGAAGCATGCAAACGAAATTGTGGAGATTGCTTGCAAAGGACACGATTTTAGGGTTAATAAAAATACGAATGAAGTTGCGGATTGCTGTGACGCTCCATGTGCAGCTTGTTTGTTTTTGGAGATGGAAGACTGTGACAAGGCAAGAAGAGAATGGGCAGAGTCAGAGTACATCGAAAAGTCAGTGATAGTGATAAGCAAGAGGGACAGGGTGTTTTTGGAGTATCTTGGCGAAGAATTCAAATACATCGTAAGACATAAAGATGGTACTTTATTTGCATATAAAGACGGTCTTACTAATTGGCTTAGTTTAAATTGCCGTTTTGATGTAGACTTTCCAATGGTCAAATGGGAAGGCAATGAAGAGATATGGTTAATCGAGGATCTGAAAAAGTTGGAGGTGGTTGACAGTTATGAATAGAGAAATGCTTTTCAGAGCGAAACATATTCATGCAACTTCAGGTAATGAGCATCTCAACGGAACATGGGTACATGGCTATCTTAGTGACGAGAATTATATTTACGATAAAAGTCTTGAGGGTGAATTTCTGATTGATGAAAATACGATTTGCCGATATGTGAATTTGACTGATTTAAAAGGCGAGGAAATATGGGAAAACGACATTTTGATGTGTCATGGTAATCCGGATGATCTTGTAAAAGCAGTATTCGGAGAGTTTAACGTCATAGAAGTGGAAAGTGAAGAAGTAATAGACAGTGTAATTGGATGGCATTATGAAGTGATTCCAACGGATGAATTAAGTAAATGCGAGCCGTTCTGTTATTCGATGCCACTTACGGATACGTATATCAAGTTAAATGAGATGGAAGTTGTCGGCAATATATTTGACAATCCTGAACTGTTAGAAGAGGAGAATGTGCATGGAACAGATTAAGCTAGGATTAAGAATCGCAAGCATTGTGGTTGGAATAATCGGTTATAGCGCAATATGGATGTGGCTGATTAATAATCGCCGGAAGAACGAAAACAGTGAACTTATATGGGTATTATGGAAATTCTTGCATGCAGTTGTGATTGCGGTTGCGTTTCTTTGGGCGTGAATATAGGAGGATAGAATGTTAGATGATAAATGTTGTGGAACGTGCAAGTACCACCATTATGATGATATAGACGATGGTTGGGTGTGTGTTAATGACAGAAGTGAATATTTTGCAGACTGGATAGACTACAGTGATAGTTGCGATGAATGGGAAGGAAGAGAATAATGCATTCAATATTGCGGTTGGTGCGGTCAGAGATTGGATTGGAGTGATGAACAGTGAAAAGAAGTACAGAAACAAGAAGATGTCCGGCAGAGATTAAAGCAAATCCGCAAAAGCATTATGGTGGAATGGCAGAAAGACCGGTAGACAAGAAAGCAAGCGAAGAGTTTAACCGTCCGGCATATCAAGCAAGGAAACTGATAAGGACACAAGGCGAGTATTTACAAGAAAATCCGAACGAATGACTGACAAGAGTTGGGATAGATATAAAAGCATGCGTGGGAGGTGGATACCATTGAGCGTAAGAGAAACATATCTGAGTGATTACGGCATCACTCATGAGCAAGGGAAGAAGATTATTGACTACTGCCGGAAAGCCACTGGATATGAGCAAGTCCTTCTTCTTCAAAGCTGCCAGAACGTAAAGCCGGAGATAGCAAACTTCCTCTTCATCAATCTAACAACAGGACTTGGATATGACAACATTTGCAAGAGGGAGTACATCCCTATGCAGCGGAAAGACTTCCAGGGATACAGACGAAAGGTGATTGAAGAATACAACAGATTAATGACATTACTTGGAAGAAGTATATTGTAAATAGTTGAAAAAGTTACAAATTACTTTTATATTAGTATAATAAATCTAAGGAGGAAAAGCATGGTGTATCATTACGTAATGTTACATCATGCTTATATTGTAAGCGATTATGAAAAAGAAAAATTGGTTGATGCTATGCATAATAGGATTGATATTTATTGTAGGATTGATTGTATCTTGGCTTGTAGCTGAAAATAGTTTCCCGAGCGCAATAAATAAAGCAAGCTGGTTGGGATTTTTTGGAAGTTATATAGGCAGTGGGATGGGAGCAGTAGCAACTGTACTTGGAGTTAAATGGACATTTCAATTACAGCAAGAAAAAGATAGAAAAGATTATGAGATTCAGAAACAAGAATTGAAAGATCAGGTTGAACTCAACAGACGCGAAGCAGTAAAACCCTATTTTGTTATTAAAAAAGTTCGCAAAACAGAATTTGAAAATAGTGAAGATGCAGAGAAAAAAGGATGCAATTTAATATTGTTAGAATATGAAAAGTTTTATTCAGACAACGATTATGTGTTGCAAATAAAAAATATTGGACGAGGACCGGCATTAAAAGTTAAGATGAATATAGAAGGGAAAAAACGTGGCTGGATTATAAGTGAAGCGGTAGAAGAGGGGGATTATGAATTTATTGATATTGCGTCTGGAATAAATGTAGAAGATGAGAGTATTGCAGCGAAGAACTATGTTGGGGAGAAAAAAGCGGAATTGAGATTTCAGGACTTATATGGGAACAGGTATACATATCGACTTATTATGAATGAGGTATTGGCAACCAAAGATGGTGGTCCGTATAAGTTATGTATAGAACTTAAAGATTGGAACATGGAACAAGAAGATATTAATTTATAATATGGGTACAACGAAAAGATTTCATTCAGTTACAATGGTATAAGAGACATTGTATCATGCATGGAATCTTTTTTATTTTGGAGGTAGAAAGGTGAATCTCAATGGAGTATCCAAGAAGCTACAGAGAGCAATCTTGCAGACAGGCTTGATTATAAAGTACAGTCAGAGACAATTCTATTCAGCTGAACAAAACAGACTCATTAACATCTATATATTATCTACTCCGGCACTAGGAAGAGACAGGCATGGAGAGTGGAAAGAGAAAGATCTAGAACTGATCAGAACAACATCACAGCTTGAAATAGTGAATTGTCTGAAAGATATATGGGATGAGGTGAAACCATGAGGATTGCCAACAGAGAAATAACAGATGAATGCACGCACTGTGGAAATATCTTACAGTGTGAACTATTCCGTCAAGGACATGGGATACATACAGAGAGGACGAATGTACTACAGATGATTAAGTGTCAAATGGAACACAGGGAGAAAAGAGACAGTAAAGAAAAAGGTGGTGGTTAAATGTGCCTAAGGATAAGCTAACACCTAAGCAGAAAAAGTTCTGTGATGAGTACCTGAAACTGGGGAACGCAACACAGGCCGCAAAGAATGCCGGATACAGTGAAAAGACAGCATATAGAACTGGAGCTGATAACCTCAAAGTTCCTCATATTTTGGACTATATCAACGCTAGACAGGAGCAAATCGCGAGTAAAGACATAGCAGATATTGAGGAAATCATGAAGTATCTAACTGATGTCATGCGAGGGAAAATCAAAGATCAGTTCGACCTAGATGCATCATTGTCTGAACGAACCAAAGCAGCACAGGAACTTCTGAAACGTAACGTTGACGATAGGAAGATGAACCTTGAGCTTGCGAAACTGGAAGCACAGTTCAAAGACAATGGATCTGATGAAGATGCAAAAGACAACTTCATGGATGCACTGAATTCCACAGCGAGTGAGGTGTGGACAGATGATGAATAACTTTGAGGAGAGATTAGCTTCTGTCCGGAAAGGAATCATGAAACGCGCTGCTGCCATGAAAGAGAAAGCTAAGAAACAAGGATTTGAGTTCAAGCCTTTCTCGAGAAAGCAGAAACAGGTGCTGACATGGTGGTGTCCTAGCAGTCCGGTAAAGGACAAAGATGGAATCATAGCGGACGGAGCAATCCGAAGTGGTAAGACACTGTGCATGTCACTGTCCTACGTGCTGTGGGCAATGGAGAGTTTCAATCAACAGAACTTCGGTATGGCTGGAAAGACAATCGGATCATTCCGAAGAAATGTACTCTTCTGGCTGAAGCTGATGCTGAAAAGCCGAGGATATCAAGTTGTGGACCATAGATCAGACAATCTGATTGTAGTAAGCAAGGGAGATACACAGAACTTCTTCTACATCTTCGGTGGTAAGGACGAAAGGTCACAGGACTTGATTCAGGGTATCACTCTTGCCGGTATGTTCTTCGATGAGGTTGCTCTGATGCCAGAGTCATTCGTCAACCAGGCAACAGGACGATGCTCCGTTACCGGTTCTAAGTTCTGGTTCAACTGCAACCCGGACAACCCTCGGCACTGGTTCAAGGTCAACTGGATAGATAAGTGTGAAGAGAAGCACATCATCTATCTGCATTTCACGATGGATGATAACCTGTCACTCTCCGAGAAGATTAAAGAACGATACAGAAGTATGTATGTAGGTGTGTTCTTCAAGCGATATATCTTAGGATTGTGGTGTGTGGCTGAAGGACTTGTCTATTCGATGTTTGATGAAGAAAAGCATGTCACTGATGAACACATGAGTGGTGCACTGGAATACATTGTGTCAATCGACTACGGTACGGTCAATCCTTTCTCAGCTGGTCTGTGGGCATTCGATGGGAAATATTCGCAGCGCGAAGCAGAACTGTATTACAACAGTAGAGAGGTCGGCAAGCGTGTAGACGATGAAGCCTATTACAAGATGCTAAAGGAACTAATCGGAGACAGAAAAGTATCATGTATCATCATAGATCCATCCGCAGCATCCTTTATCGAAGTAATTAAGAAGTACGGAGAGTACACGGTGAAGAAAGCTGACAATGACGTACTGGACGGAATCCGAGTGGTCACAACGATGCTGAATAAAGGACTTCTAAAGATATATAAGGATTGTACAAGCTGTATCAATGAGTTCGGATTGTACTGTTGGGATGAGGAAAAGAACAATGATACGGTTATCAAAGAGAATGACCATGCGATGGACGATACAAGATATTATGTCTACACATTCTTGCGTAGGCGGTTGAGGTGGAAATACTAATGGGACTAATGCAAAAGATTAAGGCGGTATTTAATAGAATGTTTGGAGTAAACGAAGTAAGAGATATATTTGGAATTGAGGTAAGTCGCTCTTCTGATATGCAGACTGCCTTAGATTTGTATAAGGGTATGAGATCAGGACTGCCGACATGGTGCATGGACGGAACAATCAAACCGACAAGGTTCTCTAATGTCATTTGCCGGGAGATTGCAAACCTTACACTGTTCAATGTCAATGTTGAGATTGATGGTAACGATGCGCTCAAGAAGAAATTTGATGAAGTGTTGAACGCGTTACAGGAGAAACAGGAAGAGAGCTGTTCTACTTGCGGAATTATGATTAAGTCAGATGGACAGGGAATTGAGTTCCTGGATCCTGACTATTTCATCATCACGGATACCAACACAAACGGTGATGTGCTTGCAGCAGTGTTCTTCTCATACATCAAAAAAAGAAACAGGTACTACACAAAAGCAGAATATCACAGATTTGAGGATGTGAATGGGGAAAGAGTCTATAAGATTTCATCAAAAGCATTCAAGAGTGAGGATAAGAACCGTATCGGATCTGAAATTTCCCTAGAGAAAGTAGATGAGTGGAAAGATATTCTCCCGGAAGTAGAAGTAAGAGGGTTGGAGTATCCGCTGTTTGTGTATTGGAGAAATCCTTATGCGAATGCGATTGATAAGGAATCTCCTCTTACAGTGCCAGTGTTCGCTGAATGTATTGAAGAATTAAGATGGCTTGACATCACACTGAACAAGATGGGTGACGAACAGGAAGATAGTCAGCACATCACATTCGTGTCACAGTCAGCGATTCAGTATGCAAGCCAGAACGGAATCAAACTTCCTAGATTCGTTCGAGGAATTGAAATGGGAATTGATGCAGACAGCACGATTCAAGAGCACGTGCCGACTATGTTAGTAGCTGAAAGAACTGCTGCCATCAACTTCTATCTGTCCATCATCGGATACAAGTGCGGATTCTCAAATGGTTACTTCTCATTTGACGAGACTAGAGGAATTCAGACAGCAACACAAGTGGAATCAGACGATAGAAGAACACTACACACGATTGAGTCATTCCGTACAATCTTAGACGGAAAGAACCATGATGGAGTTATCCACAGAATCTTATACATTCTCTACGCTACTGGAACAGCGAACGGAACAATTCCGGCTTCCGGATATCAGACAGCTTGTGAGTTTGAAGACCTTGTGTACAACCTTGAAGATGATCGTGCACGTTGGTGGAACTATGTGGTGCAAGGAAAAGTACCGGCATGGAGATACTTCGTGAAATTCGAAGGAATGGTTGAAGCTGATGCGAAAGCTATGGTCGAAGAAGCCAGTGAAAAAGGCGAAACACTTTTCGATAAGTTCACAGATGAGTAAATTATGGGTACAAGGTTTTTCTTGTACTCTGATACTATAATATCAAGGCAATTCCCTTTGCCTTACACTCCCCCACAGTGCAATGTACAGCACTATAAATATTGCTACTAACCGTCAGACGGCGGTTAAGGCTTGTTCCTTAGTAGGACACAGACTCGGAGCATAACCGGGACAGGCCTATTCCCGGTTTCTTGTCATCTCCCCGGGAACCTAAAATAATATAGCATCGAGCGTTTTTTCTTGGTTCACGCTCGATGCTTAAGCTATCATAGCTCAAATGGTAGAGCGGTTGACTTTTAATCAACAGGTTTTCGGTTCGAATCCGAACGGTAGCTTTCTCCGGAACTCGGAGAAAAATCTTTTTCATAACAAATTTTTCCTTACTACAGTGTAGTTGGAAGCCGTATAGCTTAACGGTAAAGCGTTCATTCTACCCCTACCCAAGTGAAAGATTAAGGTTCGAATCCTTATACGGCTATTTTCAAATATGATTACCTCGGTGAAGAGTGATTTTTCAGTCATGCCGAGATGCAATGGTGACGAGATAGGCTTGTTCGAGATATTGGATAAGCTGATTCTTTCCACTGGGAGTGATTCCATTGGTGAAGACGGAAACCGTCAACAATGCCTTGTAGTGTATCATCATAGAGAAGTTAAATGCAGAATCCTTGTGGTCAGTGATTAATAGACATCTGCGGTGCAGAAATAATCCAGTGATGTGAGTGGTGTGAGAGACTACGGACTAACTGGAAATTCTCAATAAGCTGATTTGCCTTGAATCTGAGAGATCGGAGTATAACACAAGAGATTCGTTAAAGTAGCGGTATGGCAAGTTTTTGATAAGCTATTGCAGTGGACGTGAAATCCATTGATGCAAAACATATTCTTCTGAAAGAACCGTGAAATTTGTGGGTATCAATCTCATGTGTGCTTAGACAGTGACAGGAAGCCAAGAGTCGCTCTCAGAAGCTCAGACCTATCATCACAGTGGCAGAATATGACTTTTACCATGATTGAATAAGGTGAAGACCTAATTGTGTTTGAAAAAATGTAACAGACGGATTTTAGCTGCGGAGTTCCGTCAAAATAGAGAAATAATAATTCCTATTTTTGCACGAGTAGTGAGAAACCCTTTTTGGTCACAGTGTTTTTAAATTTTACGTTGTACTGTCTAAAAGAACCGTAGCAGAGGTGGTTTGATTACTGTCCACCTGCTAACGGAACGTAGCTCAGTGGTAGAGCAACTGGCTTATATCCAGCGTGTCGGAGGTTCGATACCTCCCGTTCCGATTTAATGACGTATAGCTCAATGGCAGAGCATCCGGCCGTTAACCGGAAGGTTGCCGGTTCAAGTCCGGCTATGTCAGTTTTTTTAAATTGAAAGGAGAAATGAACGATGACATTTAAAGAAGCATTTGAAGCAATGAAACATGGGGCAAAGGTGAAACTTCCATCATGGGCGGGATACTGGTACTGGTGTATTCCGGCACAGTCAATCTTGATGCACACGAAAGATGGTAAGGACATTGATGTTCGTAGAACTGAGTGTGTAGATTACACATTTACCAATATTTGCTCCGATGAATGGATTTTTGCGGATGACACGAACTGTCCGGCACTTGGTGGTGAAGCAACTTTTTCTTTCAGTGAAGCTATTAAGCAATTAAAGAAAGGACGTAAAGTAGCTCGTGAAGGTTGGAATGGAAAGAAGCAGTACATTCAGCTTGCCACTGGCATTTCTTACAAAACAGCAGATGGAGAAATTGTAAACTGTGAACATGATGCTATCGGAAACATGGCTATTGCATTTGTCGGAACATCAGGAGTACAGATGGGATGGCTTGCAAGTCAGGCAGATATGCTTGCAGAAGATTGGGTGTTTGCAGAGTAGGAGGCTTAATCATGATTATCACAGGAATGGATCACTTTCAGAGTGTATGTAAAAAGAAACTTGTCGAATGGTGTCAGAAGCACAGACAAGCAACACCGATTGATTTAAGTAATGTATTTATCGTTTGGTCATGTAAGACTTTGCAGAACTATAAATGTCTTGTATCTACTACGGTCAGTGGAAATGGTATTTATGCTGAATATACATACAATGGTGACAAACAGGAGTTGTATGAAGATGTGTACAAGAAACTGACAAACACCTGTCATACAGAGGAATAAGCGAAGCGGTGAGAAATAATGCTAACACCTGAATACTTACAAAGAATAACAGAAGGGGCGGAGGAGATATCTTCGTCCCTTCATCGCAATATTATGGACATGATCATTGAGAGAATCATGAAGAGACTCGGCAGAGGTGAGGACTATCTGCTGACACAGACAGACCGATGGCAGATACAAGTGCTTCAAGAGTCTGGTGAACTGCTAGAGGATATCCAGAAGGAAATAGCGGACAAGACAAAGTTACAGCAGAAAGAAATCAAGGATGCTTTCATTGATGCTGGTATCACTTCGTTGAAATGGGATGATGCTGTGTATATTGCAGCCGGACTCACTCCAACAGCACTGATGCAATCTCCAACCATGCTCAGGATCCTCGAGAGAGATTACCTTGCTACTGCCGGAGAATGGAACAACTTCATACGGACCACAGCACTGGATGCACAGAGGGCTTTCATCAATCAGATGGACAATGCCTACCATCTTGTATCTACTGGTTCTGTATCGTACACACAAGCGGTCAGAGATGTAATTAACAATATCACAGAAGTAGGACTCAAAGTGAACTATCCTACCGGGTACAGAATGAGCATCGAGTCAGCAACGATGATGATCGTGAGGACAGGAGTGGGACAAGCAGCTGCCGACATCTCCATGAAGAGAATGGAAGAAATGAACTGGGATACAGTACTTGTGTCTGCGCATCTTGGAGCGCGTACCGGCAACGGTGGAATGAATCCAGGTAATCACTTGTGGTGGCAAGGACGATTCTACTCACGTACTGGAAAGGATAAGAGATTCCCGGACTTTGTTAAGACCACAGGATTCGGAACTGGTGAAGGACTCTGCGGATGGAACTGCCGGCACTCTTTTGGAAGTGGTGACGGAGTGAATAATCCTTATGATGACAAGAAGATTAACTTTGCTGACAACCATAAGGTTGAGGAATTGCAGAAGAAACAGAGAGCGCAGGAGCGTAGGATCCGTGACACCAAGCGGAAGATACAGAACTTGCAGACAGCTGTTGATAACTGTAAGGATGATAAGGCAAGGTTTGAATTGCAGAATATGCTAGACCGCAAGGCTCACACACTGAAGCTTCAGAACAAGCGGTACGGTGCATTTTGTGAAGAGAATGACCTAAGAGAGTATGCAGAACGATTGAAAGTCGCACAGTGGGACAGAAAGCAAGCTATGAAGAGCGCAGCTGCTGCCAGAAGATACGAAAGTGCGAAAAAGAGTTAAAGATGGGTACAACGAAGTAATCAAAAACATTCATAATGGATATTGGGTGAAGATTATATCATATTTTTGCGCCTCCTTTTTAGAAAATAGCCTACTAGGGGAATCCTGTTAAGAGGTATCGCACATCTCGGTAGGCTTTGCTCCTAATGGAGCTGGGGACAGATGTGAATCTGCCTTTCTATAGCATCTGTTCTTGCGTGGTAATGGCTATGAGGGTTCGACTCCCTCAACCACGATTACCCTGACAGAGGTTTATCTGTCTGAATCCCTACCGTGGACGAAACGGTTAATAAAATACGTTGAGGAGGATATGAAACATGAAAAACATTATTCAGATTCTTTCCGATGCTGGTCTTGAGATTACAGATGAGCAGAAGAAAACAATCGAAACCGGTGTGAATGAGAATTACAAGACTCTTGCCGAGTTTGAGAAACAGGGAAGAAAGCTTGATACAGTCACACAGGAAAGAGACAACATTCAAACACAGTATGACACAGCCAAGTCTACACTTGAAGGATTTGAGGGCAAAGACTTTGATGCTATCACAAAAGAACGTGATGAGTGGAAAACAAAAGCAGAGACCGCAGAGAAAGAGTGGCAGACAAAACTTGCGAACAGCGAGAAAGATTATGCAGCAAAGATTGAAGAAAGAGACTTCAATGATGCTCTGGTCAAAGCACTGGCAGGTGAGAAATTCACTTCTGACTTTGCACGAACAGGAATTATCAGCATGATCAAAGAGAAAGGGCTGAAACGTGAAGGTGAGAAAATCCTCGGACTCGATGATTACATGAACGAGCTGAGAGAGTCACAGAAAGATGCATTTGCACCGACAGATGCTCCGAAAGTGCCGACCTTCACAACACCTACAAACAAAGGTGGAGGAGACGGTAAGACTCCAGTGTACGCACCACCGGCAGTATGGTAGTCATGCGATAGAACGGTTATCAATCAGAGGTAATCGTTGACCTTAAAAAGTTAAAGGAGAATACAAACATGGCAGATACAAGAATTCAGTCATTAAACATGCTTCTCGATCCAACTGGAAAGATGTTCCTTGCAGAGGAATACGGAAAGGTAATCGAGAACGTACAGAAACTTACAATTTCCGGAGCAATGAAGAACACAGAGCTTTCTGGTGATCCTCATGCCGGAACAGTAGAAGCAAAGAGATTTGCAAACGCAACACCGAAGAACTATGGAACAGCTAGAACAGCTGCAAAGGGTGACGGTGTTAAAGGTAAAACGGTAACAATTCCGATTGATCAGGACAGAGAGATCGTAGAAGAAGTAGAGCAGAAAGATGTTTCTCTTCTTGGAGTTGAAGGACTTATTGCTAAGAGAACAGCAAACCATGCGCTTAGAATGGCAGCAGAGCTTGATACAAAGTTCTTCGAAGTAGCTGGTACAGATGCTACAGAAGTAGATCTGACAGGAATCACAGCAATTGAAGAGATTGCAGAGAAAATGATTCAGCAGTGTGAGACAACAAAGAATGAGTACGTGGACGGAGTTCCAAGATTAATGATGCACATGGTACTTGATCCGGACTACTACGGAAAAATCAGAACATACCTTGACAAGGTAACAGTTCCTGGTGTTGGAGCAGCTGACGAAGAGTTCTATGCTTTCCACGGTGTTAAGACATACTCTTGTGTGCATCTTCCAACAGATGTTAAGGCTCTCGTAATGGTTGACGGTGCAATCGCGCAGCCAGTAATGTCAGATCCTTACAATGCAGAGAAGATTCCACTGTCAAACGCTTACGGAATCGAACTGTTCTACCACTTCGGAACAAAATCTGTTACACCGGATCTTATCTTCAAAAATAAGAAAATTGGTGGTTAATTAAGATGAAGTTTTTGGACAAAGAGACAGGATTGTATCTTTCTACTGACAATGCCGATAGTATTTCCAGTATGAAGAGCAATCCTAACAAATACGAAGAAGTAGCAGATAAGCCACAGAAGAAACAGCAGACAAGAAAAAAAGCTGAGTAAGGAGATTCACATGGCATACACAGACTATCAGTTCTATACAACTAAATATTTTGGAGATGCCGTGACAGAGGAAGAGTTTCCTAAGTATGCAGAGCGAGCAAGCGAACGTGTGGACAGCATCACTTTTGACAGATTAGCCGATGGACTTCCGGAGGACGAAAGAGCTAACACAAAGGTTCAAAAGGCTGTCTGTGCGGTCGCAGAAGTACTGCATCAGATTGACTCAATCAGAAAAGCATCAATGGATACGGTCGGAGTGGTAAAGCATGAAGACGGTACTGTGAGCAAGAAACAAGTAGCATCCATTACGTCAGGTGCTGAAAGCATTAGTTTCGTCACTGGGACTAGCGGAACAGCAGACAGCATCTATGCACAAGCGTCAATGGATAAGAAAGTGGAAGCTTTGCTGATCAGACAGGTGGCTTCTGAATATCTGCAAGGTGTTGCGGATAAGAAAGGAGTGTGCCTACTCTATGCTGGTATTTAGATGGCTTAAGCGGTTAACATGCCGACACGAAAAATTAACATATTCTTCAACTTTCCTTGATGAGGTCGGAGACCATGAGTACAAGACTCACCATGTGTGGAAGTGCAAAGAATGTGGAAAAGAATTCTATTAGGAGGGGATACCGATGTATGACAAGACTGTGACTGTATTCAACAAATACACAGACAAGAGTGATGCCATATATTGGTATCCTCATGTTATATCTGGAGTCACACTTATAACGGACAAGGCAGCCAACATTGCCAAAACTGGCTTGGATACGGCTGATACAGCTAATCTTCATGTACCGTTTAAGGTACGTGAGGGAGAAAGGGTGGTGTGCAATCTTTCCTATCTCACTCCGAAAGTGTGGAAAACTGCGGAAAACAAAGAGGGTTCAATCACATTCTCGACAGGTGACATCTTCATGGAAGGCGAATATCCGGAAACGGTAATTGCCGATGAAGACTATACGTCACGCACGAACAAAGGATTCTACGATTATCTGAATAAGAAGATGGATAATGTCTTTCTGATCACAAGCGTAGGTTCTTACACACTGATTCCTCATTTTGAGATTGGAGGAAAGTAATATGGCAAGCAAGACATTTCATTTTCCTAGTTTCTCAATCGTAAAAGGTGACATCAAAGTAAATGTCAGCTTGAACAGATTTGAAAAGCAGTTCCAGGAAGCACAGAACTGGCTAGATGGTCGAGTGTTCACTGACATGGAAAAGTATATGCCGTTTCGTGACGGTAACATGAGAAATGTGTCTGCGATTATGAGCAGATCCATGCAAGGAAGCGGTCAAGTGATTGCCGGTGCTCCACCTTACGGAAGATTCCTCTATGAAAGAAAAGTTATGGTAGATCCTGTCACAGGCTCACCGTGGGCAAGGGCCGGAGCGAAGAAAGTGGTCACGGACAGAGACCTTGTGTTTGACAAGACAGCACATCCACGCGCAACAGACCATTGGTTTGATGCTGCAAAGGAACAATATGTGAAGTCTTGGGTGAAAGGAGTGAAGAAACGTGCCGGAGGAAAGTAAGAAACCGGTCAAGTACGATGTAGACGGTTACGATGCGGTAACAGATGCACTCGTTTCTCTTCTCAATAGTTTTCCGGGATTAGAGGAAGATGAAAAGATAAGGTTCTCCACTCTGGAAGAAGATGGCGGTATAGCCTTCTATCCGGTAGCTGGAGCAGTGATTGCACAGGAAAAGAAGAGTGTAACCGGTAAAGTAGATCAGTTATGCAATTATCCATTCTATGTAATCTACAGGTCTTCAATCGACTCTCCAAAGATTAAGGCCAGTATCAAAGAATTCCTTGACACTCTTGGAAAGTGGCTTGAACAGCAGACGGTTGTAATAAATGGAGAACAAGTAAAACTGGAAGAATATCCAGTGCTTACAGAAGAGAGAAAAATAGAGGAGATTATAAGACTTACACCGGCTCACTTAGATAATGTGAGTGATGGCAATGTCCAAGATTGGGCAATCAGCATCTCCTTGAAATACAGAAACATATTCTACAAGAAATAACGGAGGATAACAAACATGAAATTAGAGCGTGAAGCGTTGATGCATTATCTTGATGCATCGTTTAAAAAGACACCGGCAACAGCAGAGTGGGCGGTTCTCGGTGATGATATCGAGGAAATGTCCGTGGAGCTTAATCCAGACACGGAACAGAAGAGGACCATTCTTGGAAAAACTGTGACAACTGATAATGGATATGCACCTTCCATGTCAGCTGATCCATTCTACGCAGATCCAGCGTCCAAACTGTATCCGAAGATTAGAGAGATTGCGTTTAACCGTCTGAAAGGTGAAGCTTGTAAGACACTTATGCTTGAAGTAATCGTAGAGGACACGGCAGCCACAAAGCATCTTGCTTATGTACAGGAAGTAATGGTTAAACCACAGAGCTATGGTGGAGACACAACTGGCGTTAATATCCCATTTGATGTAACAGACGATGGTGAGAGAACAAAAGGTTATGTCACAGCTGAATCTCTGAAATCAGGCAATCCAGTATTCGCAGCGGGTGAAATTGTAGCTGCTTGAACTGAAGAACTTTCGGTATACGATGAAGAGCATAATGAAGTATTTGGCTTAGAATAGGCAAGAAAGGACGATACAATGAGCAATAAATTAGCAAAACCAATGGCAAACAAGATTGTAGTAGATGATGGTAGCAAAGTCTACACGATTGAGAACAAAAGAGGAAAGGTGCTCGGCAAGTTCGAGTTCAGACCTACAGATACAAATATCGTGAAGAGATATGAGGAAGTGGTTGAATACTACAATTCATATCAGCTGCCGGAGAATCCAAGCGAAGCGGATATGAGAAAAGCAGAGGATGATATTACAGAGAGAATCTCTTATCTCATCGGAGAAGATGCAAAAGAGACATTCTTTTCTATCCTCGGAGCATTCTCACCACTGGCGAATGGAGAACTGTACATGGAGAATGTTCTGTCCTCTATCGCAAAAGTGATTGAAAAGGAAATGAATATCCGCACAAATAAGGTACAGAGTCGCATGAATAAGTATGTGGCTAAGTACCATAATTAATGGATCCGTGGAAACTTCCCACATCTTTAGACGTTAATGGAAAAGAATATTCGATACGCTCTGATTTTAGAGTGATATTGGATATTCTTTCTGCTATGAATGATCCGGATATCTTCGAGCCTGGCATGACGGAAGAAGAGAAGGATCAGGAGAAAGTATTTACAATGCTTAGAATCCTCTATGCTGACTTTGATTCTATGCCACCTAAGGACTGGCAAGAAGCATCAAGAAAAGCGTGTGAATTCATCGACTGCGGTATTAAGAATGACGGTAAGCCTAGACCGAGGATAATGGACTGGGAACAGGATGCACCAATCATCATACCGGCTGTGAATAAGGTGAATAACGCTGAAGTGCGAGCTACAGACTATATGCACTGGTGGACATTCTTCGGACTCTATATGGAGATTGGAGAAAGTACCTTCTCAACTGTAGTCAGCATCCGAGACAAGAAGAGAAAAGGTAAGAAGTTAGAGAAGTGGGAACAGGAATACTACAAAAATAATAAGTCTATTGTGGACTTACATCAGAAGAGTACAGAGAGAAGTGACGAAGAGAAAGCTGAACTCCGAGAACTATTCGGATTGAATAAATAACCGGATATCAATAGAGATATTCGCTGACCGCAGATAATTAGCGGTGGAAAGGATTAGAAATGGCACAAGCCGACGGCTATATCATAATTGACACAGAGATTAACGCTGACGGCATGAAAGCCGGAAGCAGAGAAGTTGAAGCAGCTGTCAGAAGAATGGCAAATTCGGTCGAGGACATGGGTTCCAAAGCTAGGACAGCACTCAACAAACAAGCAGACTCATTCTCAAAGTTAAATCAAGAATATGCTGAACAAGAGAGAAAGGTTTCTGACCTTAAGAAGAAAGTAGCTGAATATGGTGAGCAGAAGATCCCAACAGAGGAATACAGAGAGATTCAGACTCAGATTGACAGAGCCACACAGAAACTTAGCTCACTGGAATCTGCACAGGAAAGATTCCTGTCTACTGGTGGCAAAAAGAACAGCTCATCTTTTAAGAAGATACAATACGACATAGAGGAACTTGAGAACGAGATCAAATATGCGAAAGCGGAATTAGCAGATTTAGAAGCATCTGGTGGAGCATTTACACTTGGTTCAAAGACACAAGAAGCTGCTGCCAGCATGCGGACATTGCAAGCAGAAGAAAGAAAGCTTGCGGATATGAACAATCGACTCCACACATCGTACAATTCCGTAAAAGGCAGTGTGGACGAATACAAGCAAAAATTGATGAGTGCAGCACCGGCACAACGTAAACTTGCCAGTGAAAGTGAAAGAGCGTCAAAGTCTATTGCAAAAACTGGAAAGGTTGCGAATGGTGCGAAACTCAGCATTGGAAGAATGCTTGGAATGTCACTATTAATGAGCGTAGCGTTCAGAGCATTCTCGGCTGCAATCAACGCTATCAAGGACGGATTCACAAACCTTGCACAGTACTCTAGCAGCACGAATAACAGTATTTCGATGCTGTGGGGAAGTCTTGAAACACTCAAGAACAGCTTAGCAACAGCGTTTGCACCAATTCTTAGTGTAGTAGCACCGATTCTTAGCAAGTTCATTGATATGCTTTCAACAGCTGCAAGTTATGTAAGTATGTTCTTCTCATTCCTATCCGGAAAGAGTACATACACGAAAGCTATCGCAGTACAGAAAGATTATGCCGGAAGTCTTAAGGATACGGCAAGCGGTGCGAAAGATGCAGCGGACGGAACAAAAGAAGCTACGGAAGCTGCGGAAGAGTACTTATCGCCACTTGATGATATCAACCGAATGGATAAACAGGACTCAGGAAGTGGTTCTGGCGGATCCGGTGGTGGAGGGGGTGCCGGTGGCGGTAGTGGTTCCGGACCACTGTTCGAAGAAGTACCAATTGACAATAAGTTTGCATCCTTGCTTGATTCCGTATTGGACAAGCTGAAACAGATCAGAGACATCTTTATGGATGGTTTCTGGGATGGACTTGGAGATTACAAGCCAGTACTTGAAGAACTGAAGAAAGACCTTAAGTCTATCGGAGAACACATCAAAGATATCTTCACAGATAAAAATGTTCAGGAAGCAGCTAAGAGATTCGCTACATTGTTCATTTATAACATGGGCAAAACAGTAGGCTCATTTGTTTCGATTGGGTTAACAATAGCAGCAAATGTTGTTGGAGGTATTGAAAGCTACTTAGAAGAGAATACAGACAGAATCAAGAAGTGGCTTGTGAGGATGTTCGATTTAGGCTCAGAGATTTCCATAATTGTAGGAAATTTAAGTGCAACAATTGCAGAGATATTCCAACAGACATTCGGATCACAGACAGCACAGAACATTACTGGCAATATTATTGGCATATTTACCACAGCGTTCGGAGAAATTATTCTACTTGCCACAAGCTTTGCAAAAGATGTAATGGATGCGATTGCAACACCTATCATCGAGAACAAAGATAAGATTATTGAAGCTATCAATAACACGCTGAAACCAATAGAGGAGATTACTCAATCTATAGAAGACTTCGTACAGAAGTTAGCAGATAAGCTGACGAAACTGTATGATGAGCATATAGGACCGTTTATCAATGATGTTGGAAGTGGCTTATCAGAAATAGGTGGAACACTTCTTGATACCTATAACCAGTATATCGCACCGATTCTTGATCAGTGGGCGCAGAAGTTCGATGAAGTCTTAAACGGACCAGTGGGCGATGCAATTGACCACATCATTGACGAAACTGGAAGGCTGATTGATGGACTTAATTGGCTGTGGAATAACGTACTTATTCCTCTTATACAGTGGTTGATAGAGAACGTGATTCCAGTACTTGCACCTATAGTGGCATGGATTGGTGATACGCTTCTTTCCATTGTTGCCAGCGTAACTGGAATGGCAGATAGCGTTCTCAAACAGCTTGATGGAATCATCCAGTTTTTAACAGGAGTTTTCACTGGGGATTGGGCGAAAGCATTGAGTGGAATCTTGTTATACGTTGAAGGATTTAAGCAGAACATTAATATTATCTTCAATTTCATCAAGAATCAAATACTTGATCCGCTGTCAAAATGGCTTGACGGAGTATTCAAGGTGGATTGGGTAAAAGACTTTGGTGTAATTGGAGATTACATGAATGCATGGCTTGCGAATATTCAGAACATTGTTGCAGCTGTGAAACAGGCATTTAGCGGAATCGTTGATTTTGTAAATGGTGTCTTATCAGGAGATTGGCAACAGGCATGGGATGGTATCAAGAATATCTTCGGTGGTGCTTGGAATGGCATGTTAGCAATCATCAAATCTCCAATTAACGGAATCATCGGATTGATGAACGGACTCCTTAGAGCTGCACAGATCATGCAGAATGGCGTTGCTAATGCACTGAACAAAATGAACATATCAGTTCCATCATGGGTTACATCATTAACTGGAGTATCATCTATCGGATTCCATATATCAAAATGGAGTGCTCCACATATCCCTTACCTTGCACAGGGTGCTGTTATCCCACCAAACAAAGAGTTCATGGCGGTACTTGGTGACCAGAAAAGCGGTAACAACATTGAAGCACCTGAAAGCCTTATCCGTAAGATTGTAAGGGAAGAAACTGGTAACAGCTCACGCAAGATTGAAGTGCCGGTATATCTGAACCGTAGACAGATTGCGAAGGCTGTGCTTGAAGAAGGAAAGAACATGAGAACACAGACGGGAAGAAATCCGTTTGAAATGGCTTAGGAGGTAGAATATGGCACAGAACTATTTAAAATTCGGCTCATTCACACCACCAGATGTGGATGAGGACGGATATCAAATTTCATTCGCTACTACCTCTACAGAAAACTCAGGAAGAACCATGAGGGGAAATATGAAAAACTCCCCTCTCTTCACAATAGAAGCTTATGAGCTGAAATGGAGTGACATTAAGGTAAGTGACGCAAGCAAAATTCTCAAAGAGGTTATGGGAAAGAGCGGATTCGACTTTTTCCATCTTAACATTTATGAGAATAGATGGGAAACCAAAAGGTTTTACGCAGCAAACTTTAATGCTCCATGTGTCAGTTTAGTAGAAGGCGAAGAGAAACTGGATGAGCTGAGTTTTCAAGTGACATCGGAAAATCCGGTGTTATAGATTTCACCGGATATCGAAAGAGACATTCGCTGACCTTAAATAGTTAGAGGTAGATTATGAAGAATGTAAGCAATGAATTCAAAAATATCATAAAGTCAGGCGGTCCGTTCTATGCTTACGCATCGATTACACTGAAAAACGGTGAGAAACTATATCTTGATTCGGATAACGATTTCTTCATAAGCGGTAATGGATACGCAGAAGACGGAGGAGATGGATTCCCACTGGGATCCGCTCTCTCCAAGTCCGTTACGCTTGTCATTGATAACATCGATGAGAGATTTTCCAAGTATGATTTTTACTATGCACAGATTTCACTCTTCACTGAAGCTGACATCGAAAGTAGAAGCTATGATGCATGGAGAGATGTGAAAGGTGAGGAAATTCTCGATGTCAATGGCAACATGATTATGCTGACGAAATCAAGAATCGAGAGATTGAACGAGGGTACATTTACAGTACTTGAGCCAACAGCGGTTGGAGATACGATAGAACTTGTAGGTTATGATTCAATGTACAAAGCAGATGCAGACTTCACGTCTAAGCTATCTTATCCAACAACAGCTGGACAGCTTCTAAGAGAAGCGTGTAGTACATGTAACATCATGCTTGGAAGTCCGAAGTTTAACAATGACGATTTCGTGATTGAACAGGCTCCGGAAAAAGTGACTTGCCGAGAAGTAATCGGATATATAGCAATGCTTTCCATTGGTAATGCTGTGATTCAGAACGGAACACTTGTTATTAAGAGTTACGACTTTTCTGCAATATCGAAGATTACAAATAGGGATGACTTAGTGGAAGATGCTGGCTATAGCATTTTGATGGACTATCAGTCAGATCCGGACATTAGCACAGATCCTGTTGTAATCACTGGAATTGCGACCACAAAGAAAGTAGAAAACGAGAGTACAATCTTAATAAGAGGTACAGATGATTATGCACTTGAAATCACGAATCCTCTTATTGAAGGACATGAAGATGATGCTATCAACCTGATTGGAGATGTACTGATCGGAGTTAAGCTGAGAGGTTTTAGCGGAGAGTTCTTCCCGGATCCAACGATTGAATTCATGGATTTGGCTTGCGTGGTAGATAGGAAAGACAAAGTTTATCCAACATTTATCACATCCCATGAGTTCAGCTATCTCGGAAGCAGTTCGTTCTCTTGCGGAATCAAAGATCCGGAACGTCAAAAGAGTACTTATTACAGCGAAGCTAAAAAGGTATATGAAAAAGCTAATAAGGAAATCAAGCAGAATAAGACGGACTTTGAAGCAGCTGTCGAGAATCTGAATAAGACGCTTGAGAATGCATCTGGAATGTATTCGACAGAATCACCACAGCCGGACGGAAGTATGATTACATACATCCATGATAAGCCGACAGTAGAAGAGTCCAAGAATGTAATCAAAGTTACATCTGAAGCCATTGGTATATCAAATGATGGCGGTAAGACGTATCCTTACGGATTATTCCTCACAGGAGACCTTATTACAAGAATCTTGTATGCTATCGGCATTAATGCTGATTATATCAATTCCGGTTCTCTTACCGTAAAAGACAAGGATGGAAACATTACTTTCTACGCTGATACAGAGACAGGGCGAGTAACCATCAATGCAGAGTCCATAAGCATCACGGGAAAGTCCGTAGAAGATATCTCAAACGGAATCGTAGATGATTTTGTCACAAATATCTATAAGAATGACATTGATGAGATTAAAGAGTCTGTTCGGAATAAGATAGAGACATGGTACCAGGACAGTGATCCATCTGTAAACTGGATAGTCAAGATAGATCATGAAGGTGACCTGTGGAAGGACACAAGAGATAACAAAGAGTATATCTATCGTTCCGGTCAATGGGAAGAAATGAATGTTCCGGATGAAGTCTTTGACGAGATTGACAGCAAAGCTCAAATCTTCATCAATGAGCCGACAACTCCTTACAAAATTGGAGATTTGTGGTTTGAATCCGAGACAAAAGAGTTACTTACTTGTATCAAGAGCAGAGCAACAGGCTCATGCGTAAAGGCAGATTGGGAGAAACGTACCAAGTATACGGACGATTCCACAGTGAACACATTTATCACAAAGATTTACGAATCGGACATTGATGATATCCGGAATCAAATCGACCAAAAGATTGAAACTTGGTATCAGAGTACAGATCCATCGGTGAATTGGGGCGGAACTGTTGAAATGGCATGGTGCGATGTCAATGGCGAATCAATCCTTGACGTAAACGGAAATGAAATCATCTTGCTATACGAAGAGTCTAAGGCTGAACATGAAGGAGACTTGTGGAAAGATCTGTCTACGAACGATGAGTATATTTATCGTGGCGGTCAGTGGATGAAGATGCAAGTGCCGGATGAAGTTTTTGACGAGATTGATGGCAAAGCACAGATATTCATTAACACTCCTGTTCCACCGTATCGTGTTGGTGACTTATGGTTTGATGCGGATACACAGGAACTTCTCACTTGTGTAGAAAGCAGAGATAAAGGAAGTTGTGTAAAGTCCGACTGGCAGAAGAAAACCAAGTACACTGACGATAGCGGACTGAATACCTTCATTTCTGCGGTATATGATCCGAAGATTGCGGAATTACAGAGTCAGATTGATGGACAGATTGAGACATGGTTCTATGACCACGAACCTAGCTTACAGAACGAACCGGCTGTGAATTGGACAACCAACGAGCAGAGAAAAGACCACGAAGGTGATCTCTTCTTCTGGAAGTCCACTGGATATTCCTACCGATTCTTACAGGACGGAGCGGTTTGGAAGTGGCAGATCGTACAGGATACAGATATTTCAAAAGCACTTGCAGCTGCGGAGAAAGCACAGGATACAGCAGATCATAAGCGTAGAGTCTTTGTAGTGACTCCACAGCCACCTTACGACATAGGTGACCTTTGGGTACAGGGTGATGATGGTGACATCATGCGTTGCTGTGTTGCAAGAAGTGAATCGGCTTCTTTCTCGGCATCAGACTGGGAAAAGGCATCAAAGTATACAGACGATACAAGAGCCAATGAGGTACAGAAAGAGCTGGAAACAGTCAATAAGGACTTGCAGAATCAGATTGATGGCAAGATTGAGACATACAATCAATCTGCTGATCCGGCAGCTTCATGGACAACAGCTGAACTGAAAGCAAAGCATACTGGCGACTTATGGTACAACTCAAAAACCGAAGAAACAATGCGTTGGAACGGTTCAGCGTGGTCAAAGTTAAGTGATGCGGATGCGAAAGCTGCAAAGAACCTTGCTGTCACAAAGAAACGTGTATTCAGCGTAACTCCTTATCCACCTTATGATACAGATGATTTATGGGTGCAAGGTACAAACGGTGACTTGATGCGATGCGTGACCTCACGTCAGAGCGGAGAGTATGTCGCATCTGATTGGGTCAAGGCTACCAAGTACACAGACGATTCCGCAATCAATAACTTTGTTAAGAATACTTATGCTGCCGACCTTGAGAATATCAAGAATCAGATTGATCAGAAGATAGAAACTTGGTTCCAACCTACTGACCCGTCACTTAATTGGACTGGAAAAGAAACACAGCCTCTTTGCGATATAAACGGGAATGAAATCTTAGATGTTAGTGGAAAAAATATCACAATCACTGTGGAAACCGAGAAAGCAACTCATGAGGGTGACTTGTGGAAGAATTCCAAAACTGGTGATGAATACATCTACAGAAGCGGAAATTGGGAAGAAATGCCAGTTCCAGACTCTGTATTCGATGAGATTGACGGTAAAGCGCAAATTTTCTCAACACAGCCAAAGCCACCGTATAGCGTGGATGATTTGTATTTCACTGGAAATGATATCCTTGTCTGCCTAAAGGACAGAGAAACTGGTGAGTATGTAGCAAGTGATTGGCAGAAGAAAGATAATTATACAGACGATTCTACAGTAACGGACTTCATCGAAAACATTTATGATCCGAAAATTGAAGATATCCAAAATCAGATTGATGGAAAGATTGATACGTACTATTACGATTATGAGCCTGCGAATTCAAACCATCCAGCATCTGAGTGGACTACAGCTTACGAAAGACAGAAGCATGTTGGTGACCTCTTCTTTTGGAAGAACAAAGGTTTCACTTACCGCTATATGAAAGTCGATACATCTTATCAGTGGGTGAGAGTGAAAGATGCAGACATCGTATCTGCGATGGAAACAGCATCAAAGGCGCAAGATACCGCAGACGGTAAGAGAAGAAACTTTATTACAACTCCTGTGCCACCTTATGATGTTGGCGACCTTTGGACGCAAGGAGACACTGGTGACTTGATGAGATGTAAAACCGCAAGAGCTAGCGGCAACTATGTTTCTTCTGATTGGACGAAAGCCACTAAGTATACTGACGATTCAGCTGTAGAAAAGCTAAACAAATCTCTGACTTCCGAAGAAGTGTTTAACAGACTTACTGATAACGGGAAGAAACAAGGGATATATATGCAAGGCGATCAGTTGTATATCAACTTCTCTTATGGCAAGGGCGGTACACTTACATTGGGAGGTGTAAACAATGAAAATGGCTCAATACAGATACTAGATGCCATAGGAGCGGAAGTTGGTAAATGGGATAAAGATGGACTGAACATCAAAAAAGGCTCGATTTATGGAAGCACGATATATTTAGATAAAGAAAAAGCGTATGCGCTCATCGTTGGCCGTAACAATTCGAAAGAAATATTCACTATCGGAAGCATGGGGATGCATATTGATAATACTAATATGGGACTTCTCGCATCAGACAGTATGGTTGTTGACCTTATGGGCGGTTGGTTTCATGGTTTGAGAATGAAAGCATCTAATAATGGAAGGGGATACGGTTCTTCAATTTCCCCAGAATGCTTCTCTATTGGATGGGCTGAGGATTTACAAGGATGGTCTGATGCAATGTCAGAAGTGAAATCGTACACATTCAGCATTAGCGAGAACTCAACAGGTTGCCTTTCAATTAGAATTAATGGAAGTAGTTACATTAATGATTATGTAGATATAAGCCCAAGAGAAATAAAAACAACTGGAACTAAAAACCGTGTTGTTCCAACAGAGAATTATTCGAACAGACTTCAATATTGCTACGAAACAGCTTCGCCAATGTTTGGAGACATCGGTGAAGGAATTACTGATGAGAACGGTGAATGTATCGTTGAAATCGGAGATATCTTCACGGAAACCGTAACAACACGCATTGAGTACCAGGTATTCTTGCAGAAAGAAGGGAAAGGAGATTTGTGGATTGAAAAGAAGGAAGAGAATTACTTCATTGTGCACGGAACTCCGAATCTGAAATTTGCATGGGAACTGAAAGCAAAACAGAAAGATTACGAATATGTAAATCTTGAGGAAGATGTTGACAGGGAAGAAAAATTACCTGAAAGCCCTGAGAACATATTAAACGCGGAACTAGAAACCTTGATTAAGGAACAGGAGGAACTTTTAAATGAAACAGCTTAGTGGTTTTTCAATTTTAAATGTAAATGGAATGGACAGAGCTACATTTACTTATGACGAGATTGACGAGAGCGGAAATCTTGTATCGCACAACAATAAGAAATCGTTCTATATCGTTGATGCTGAACTCAAAACTCATGTAGATGCGATTAGAAAATTTATCACAGTAAACAAGGTTGACGAGGCGTAAGGGCATGAATAATGCTCTTACCCTTTTAATAAATGATTCAATAAAGGAGAATTAATCATGGAATGGACAAAGTACACAACTAAAGAAGCACTGAAAGACAATGATGAGTTAATGATTCTTGACACGGACGGTAAAGCAAACAAGCGTACACTGATGGACAAGATATGGAATTATGTTGTGGACAAGATGACTACGGCAGTTATCGCAAAGTTAGGAACTACTAACAAGACTTTGATCGGGGCAGTTAATGAATTAAATAGCAATAAACAGGGGGCATTAAAGAATGTCAGCAAAACAT